AGCTGGAGCCGTGGCAAAAGTTTGTTATATACAATTTGGTCGGATTCAAGCTGAAAGGAACGGACGTTGTTCGATTCCATGAGGCACTTATATACATACCCAGGAAGAATGGGAAAACTGGCACGGCTGCGGCTCTTGCGTGGGCGTTGTCGTTGCTTTACAGGCGAAGCGGGTCAAAGTGTTACATCGCATCTGCTGCCCTGCTCCAATCGCTTGAGACGTTCAATTTCCTTGATTACAACGTCGAGCGGATGGGCGAAAAGCAACAGCGCGGGAAACCTGGCGGAAACATCAAGGTCATTGATAACAACAATGAACACAGCATGGAAGCGAACCTGTCAGATGGTTCGTTTTTTATTCGGGCATTGGCGTCGAATCCTGACGCACAGGATTCCTTGAACGCGAATCTTTGTATCTGTGATGAGATTCACGCATTCAAGCAGCCGAAACAATACAATCTTTTCAAAGAGTGCCAAAAGGCGTACACGAATAAATTGTTGATCGGGATCTCGACGGCAGGTGATAACGCGCAGGGTTTCCTTGGCAAGCGTTTGGATTATTGCCGCAAGGTTCTTGATGGTACGACCGAGGATGAGCAATACTTCATTTTCATGTGTTGTGCGAATCCTGATGAGAACGGAGAGATTGATTATACCAACGCCGACGTTCAAGAGATGGCGAATCCGAATTATGGAATCACCATTCGACCTGCGGACATCATGAACGATGCTCTTCAAGCGCAGAATGATCCGCAACAGCGCAAGGACTTCTTTGCAAAGAGCCTGAACGTGTTCACCAATGCGTTGAAATCGTGGTTTGATATCGACGAATTCCGCAGATCCGACCAACAGTACGATTGGACGCTTGACCAGTTGGCAAAGCTCAAAATCGATTGGTATGGCGGCGCGGATCTGTCTCGGATGTATGACCTGACGGCGGCGGCATTGTACGGACAATACAACGGAGTTGACATCATCATCACCCATGCGTTCTTTCCGATCACGATGGCGGCAAGGAAGGCAGATGAAGACGGAATCCCGCTCTATCAATGGCAAGATGACGGATGGTTGACAATGTGCAACAGCCCCACGGTGAATATTGGCGATATCGTCAATTGGTTCATCGATATGAGAAAACGTGGGTTCAGGATAAAGATCGTCGGACATGACCGGAAGTTTGCTGGGGAGGAATACTTCCCGGAGATGAAGAAAGCCGGTTTCCATGTTACGGATCAACCACAATATTTCTATGTGAAGAGCCAAGGGTTCCGACACATCGAGAAAAAGGCGAAGGATGGCAAACTATATTATCTGCACTCTTCCGCCTATGAATATTGCGTGGAAAACGTGACGGCGGTCGAGAAGACGGATGATGCGGTGCAATACGAGAAGATCCAACCTGAACACAGGATTGATCTTTTCGATGCTTCAGTATTTGCGTGTGTAACGATGGCGAATGATTACGAGCGGAAGAAGAAGGCTCGGTCATGGTTTGGAGAGACATGAAAATACCATTTTTCGGAAGAAAACAGAAAAGGAATTCAAGTGTCGGGTTCTTGGTAACGAAAGACGCCAATGACATTCTTTGCATGGATGGGTACACCACACTCGACAAGAATCCCGAAGTGATGACGGCGTGCAGACGGATCGCGGAGCTTGTCGGATCGATGACCATTCATCTGATGGCAAACACCGAACGGGGCGACCAAAGGATTATCAACGAACTGTCGAGAACCATCGATATCAATCCGATGCCGACGATGACACGGTCAACATGGATGCAAGCCATCGTGATGAACTTACTTCTCTATGGTCAGGGAAATTCGATCGTCCTTCCGCATACTTATGAAGGCTATCTGCGGAGTCTTGAGCCGATTTCCGCATCACGGGTGACATTCCTTCCGTCATCGGTCAGACCTTACCGAGACTATCAGATTTTGATTGATGGGAAAGCGCACAGCCCGGAGAACACGTTGCATTTCGTATTCAATCCTGATCAGACGTATCTTTGGCGCGGGCAAGGCGTGACCATCTCCCTGATGGATATCGTCAAGAACCTGAAGCAAGCGCAGAAGACAGAAAATGCGTTCATGTCATCCGAGTGGAAGCCGTCAATCATCGTCAAGGTGGATGCCCTGACCGATGAATTCGCATCTCCTGAAGGGCGGCAGAAATTGCTTGATAGTTACGTCAAGCCGTCTGAAACGGGTGAGCCGTGGCTGATTCCCGCTGATCAATTCAGCGTGGAGCAGATACGGCCTCTGACGCTTGCTGACCTTGCGATCAATGACACGGTCGAGCTTGACAAGCGAACGGTTGCGGCTGTGTTGGGTGTTCCGCCATTCCTTCTTGGTGTTGGCGAGTACAACGCCCAAGCGTGGAACAGTTTCGTGCAGAATACCATCCGCCCGTTGGCGATCTCCATCCAACAGGAGATGACAAAAAAGCTGATCCTGTCGCCGAAGTGGTATCTCAAATTGAATGTCCTGTCCTTGATGGATTGGGATCTGACGCAGGTTTATCAGGTGTTTGGCGGTCTTGCTGATCGTGGTATCGTGACGGGAAATGAGGTCAGAGACAGAATCGGGATGTCTCCGGTCGATGGTTTGGATGAGTTGAAGGTTCTTGAGAACTTCATCCCCGTTGATCGGATTGGTGATCAAAAGAAGTTGATTCAGAGTGGAGGCTAAAACAATGAAGGAAATGAGACAGGTCAGAGCGACCGCCACAAAATTTGAAACAAGGGAGGACGGCGACCAACTTATCATTGACGCATATTTCGCCGTTTACAATTCAAATTACGAAATAGCACCTGGAATGAGTGAAAGCATTGCTCCGGGTGCGTTTACGAATTCTCTTGGAAATGATATTCGCGCATTGATCAACCATGACACAACGCTTGTGTTGGGGCGGACTACTGCGCACACGTTTGAGCTTCGTGATGACTCGCATGGGTTGTTCGGAAGCGTCGTGATCAACCGTAATGATTCCGATGCCATGAACGCTTATGCAAGAGTCAAGCGCGGCGATGTGTCGCAATGTAGTATCGGCTTCATCATCATCAGAGAGGACACCGAGGTTCGCGAAGATGGAAGCGTTCATTGGACGATCATGGAAGCGAATCTCATAGAATGTAGTTTGTGCACAGTCCCTGCCTACGAAGCGACAAGCGCAACAGCACGCGCCAAGGAACGCGACGAAATTATTCGTCGTGAATTTTTGGCATGGCGGGAACGTACACTCACAAAGCTGAAAGGAGCAAAGTGATGGCATTAAAAGCATTAGTTTTGAGAAAACGGATCGACGAAAAGAACAAGGCTCTTGCCGCTCTGCGCGAGAAGGATGCGGAGTTTGAGACAAGGGAGGCAGAGATCCGGGCATCGGTCGAGGAACTGACCGAGGAGAGCACACAGGAAGAGCGCAGCGCGGTTGATGAAGCCGTTGACGCGTTCGATGCCGAGAAGAAGGCTCACGAAGAGGCGAAAGCTACCCTTGAAAGAGAGGTTGGCGACCTTGAAGGTGAGCTGAAGGCAGAGGAAACGGCGCAGGAGGATGCGCCCAACGAAACTCCCGCAGAGGAGAGAAAGGATGAAAAGAAAATGGAGACAAGGGAAAAGATCAATGTTCAGGAGAACTTCGTGCAGCGTGAGGACGTCAAGGAATTCCTGACGAACGTCCGCGATGTGATCTCCGAGAAGCGTGCGCTGACCAATGCCGGTCTGACCGTTCCGACCGTCATGCTGGGGCTGATCCGTGAGAACATCGAGCGTTTCAGCAAACTGTATGACAAGGTGTTCGTCCGTCGGCTGTCCGGTAACGGCAGACTCAACATCATGGGAACCATCCCGGAGGCTGTGTGGACGGAGTGCTGCGCGAATCTGAACGAGATGGATCTTGTGTTCAACAACGTCGAGGTCGATTGCAACAAGGTCGGTGCGTTCATCCCGGTCTGCAATGCGATCCTTGAGGATTCCGATGTGGATCTTGCCAACGAGATTCTGACCGCGATCGGTCAGGCGATCGGTCTCGCTCTTGACAAGGCGATCCTGTATGGTACCG